TGCTGATGATGAAACCTGAAGATCAAGCAGCAATCACTGATCTTGCTCTTACTTATTCTACTGCGATGAATCATTCCATTGGAAAGTTCAAAGAAATCGCAGAAGATAAAGTAGAAAATATGCTGTCAGGTCGCGGACCTGAAATGTTTGATACCTCTGGAATATTCACTGATTATGCAACAAACAATATCACAAACCGCAGTCTTCAGTCTGCCGATCAACCCCAAACTTGATCCAGAGTATATTGGGGAGAGTCTTATTCCTTTCCTCAATAAACATAAGCATTTAATTTACGATTTATATTTTACATCTAGAATGCCTCCATTTGTGCAAGATGCAATGGGGGATGTTTTTCGTACAACAAAAAATGCACAGAGTGCTGCAAAAAACTCACTGTATATTATGCAGGAGACAGGTATTCCTCTGTCTGCTACATTTAACAATCTATGGGTAAGACCTGATCAGAATAATTTAACTCTATGGATTCAGAACTTTAAGTTTCTGTATGATGCTGGTGTTAGGACTGTTACTTTGCCTCATACATCTTGGGTGATGACAGGACAAATCCAGAAAGAATATCCTGACTTAAAGATTAAGAATACTATTCTTCGTGAGGTAGTCAAACCTAACGAGATTGTCACTCTTGCTAGTGCTGGATTTCATTATATTAACTTGGATCGTGATATTATGAGGGACCAAGATGCCTTGGTTCGTATCATGGACGCGAAGAAGTACTGTGCAGAGAAAGGAACTCCTGTGGAGTTTTCATTGTTAGCTAATGAGCATTGTTGGGGTGGTTGTCCTATCATGCCAGAGCATTATCAATACAATAGCACACGTCAGGGCACAGAACCTCAGTATTTTAACAGCGAGATTAGTCGTATTTCATGTTCACGATGGGATGAATATGATTCTGCAACAGAACTTAAGCGTGCTAATATACCGCCCTGGAGAGACGATTGGCAATGGTTTTTAGATAATGGCATAGATGTATTCAAACTGCACGGCAGAGAGGATGCTATGCGTCTTAGAGAGTCGATGGATATCATCGAACGATGGGACAATGGTGATGAGTTGATGTTTCCTGATTTTGAAAAGTACATGCAGGATGTTGATATGCCTGATGCACCAATTAATATCTGGAGACAGAAGATTAAGACATGTAAGTTTGATTGTTGGGATTGCAACTATTGTGAGTCTGTGATACAATCTAAATTAAAGAAGCAGAATCGTACAATGAATCCTCTTGTAGAAAGAGTTATTAGTGCCATCGATGGTGCCGTTGATAATAACTCAAACTTTGATCCTACTGATTATGATATTGTTGGTTTATCCTCTAACAAAGTAAGACATTTCCTCAACAATCTTCTTAGTGAGCGTGGCACAGTATATGCTGATGTTGGTTGTTACATGGGTAGCACACTATTTGCTGCTATCATGGGTAATACTGCTGTAAAAGCATACGCTATCGATGACTTTTCAGACTCTACAGTAAAACCAATGCGTAAGGAACTTCAAGAAGACTTTGAGGTTGATAATCCTGCTGAAATATTTGTACAAAACTATGAGAAGTGGCAGAATCCAAATGCTGCTGTTGGATTAGTTGTTAAACCTATCTCTCAGGTAGTATTCAATCCAGAGTTTCCTCCTCAGGTTCTATTCTATGATGCTGAGAATGATCCTAAACGAATGCAACCAAATCTAGAGTATCTTCACAATCAATGTGCTGACTCTTATATTCTTGTTGTTGATGATGCAAACTTTGAAGGAGTTGTATCATGTACTGATGCGTTCTTAAGTGATAAGAATGTTATTTACAAGAGATTGATCACAACTGAGACGCCTGAAGATGCTAACGATTGGTGGAATGGTTTGTATATTGTAGTGATTGAGAAGTAATGGAAATAATTGATGAGTTCTTAACTCCATCAGAGTTTGGGCATATTAAACAATCCATGCTAGGTTCATTCTTCCCTTGGACTGTCTCTAAGATTGTTGATGATACTACCAACAATCACAATAGAAATGTGCAAATGGTTCATATGTTTTATGACCGACATGCTCCAGTTGATAATAGTGTTGAGTTGTTATATCCTGTACTACAAAAACTACAACCATGTGCATTGTTAAAGATAAAGGCAAACTTTTTAGTTGGTGTAGATAATATTATTGAGCATGGGTTTCATAATGACGTTTTAGATGCTGATGATCGTCCATATCTAAAGACATCTGTGCTTTATATGAACACCTGTAATGGTTACACACTGCTTGAAGATGGCACTAAAGTTGAATCAGTAGCAAACAGATTGGTAACATTTCCTAATAGCACAAAGCACACGGGAACAACTACAACTGACTCAGAATATCGGATGGTAATTAACTTTAACTATGTTTAGTGTGCCAGTTGAAACAAGTGTCACAGAGGGGTTGCGACCCCTCTTTTTTTATGCTATATTACATAGGTAAACAAATGACAGGATCATGCCTCAATTCACTCTGATCTGCACTGACGAAGATTCAACGGTAACAACTAAAGAGTTTGAAGCAACTATCCTAGAAGACGTTGTGGACAAAACAGAAGACTTTTTGAAGGGTGTTGGTTATTGCTTTGAACAACTACGCACACAAGTGTACCCTATCCCCGAAGTTGACGAGATTCGTTCAATTTACAAGGATGTAGACTGATACATATTAATGTAATTTATCATTGATCACTTCATTACAATGGGTAAAACTTTTCGGCGTGGCGGAAGCGAGCGAGGATACTATTCTCCTGGCAAATCAATCCGTGATAAGCGAGCAAAAGGCGGCACTAATCGTTCACCAAGATCAGAAGAAAACTATGACGATTTCCAATCCAAAGGAAACAAAAAAGGAAGACGGTTTAATCCTGAACTCGACAATGATTCTGGATGGTACTGAAACTGATGTGGACGAATTAGAGTTCGATGATTACTCTGAGATAGATTATGATCTTGATTTCACCGTACAGTATTAATTCTATGGACTTTGATAACGAATCACAAAACATTAAGTTCAATCGAGGACTTGATTTGTTCATGGAATCTGTATTGAAACCAGACAGTAAATTGCGTGAGTGTGCTCACAATCAAAAATGTTACACCGAACTGATGTATGTCCGTTCCTATGTTCTTGACTATCTAAAAACTCTAAGACGAGACGACTAATGCAATTTTTACACTCACCAATCCTTGACAAGGATGAGAAGATGGTTCTAAAAGATGCGTTGATTATGTATGTCTCTGATATACAGAAACGGTTTTATGCTGATGGTGCAATTCCTGAAGACGTGTATCTAAGTAAGATGAAACACATAAAAGAAATAGTTGACACATTACATTTGAGTGAGTTGTATCGCCAATGACTATTGAAATGTTCTGTCCTATGTGGTATTACCGTGGGACAGTTTCTGATGAGAAGCAAACATCTATCAAAGATTTGTTTGCTGAGTTCTTATCAACTGAGGATAACTTTAGAGAACCAAATGAGTGGAACTGTACTGTAAAAAGTTCATTCAATAATCCAAGAAACACCACTGCTCCTTGGACAGAGTTTCTGTCACTAATCAGTGAGCAGATTGATGAGTTCATGGATGAAATGTCTCCAGTTGTTGATGTGTCGTTAATACCTAAAGAGGCATGGGTTAATAAGTATCCAAAAGGTGGGTTTCAAGAGTATCACGATCACTCTGTGCCTAATTGTAACTTAAGTATGGTTTATTTCTTTAGAGAATTTGACGATACTGTTTTTAGGTTCTATAATAATGAGGATTCTAAATACAAAACATCAGGATTAAAGCAGTTGTTCACTATTCCCAGTGCAAATACAATTGTTCCTAATGCGAATCAAGGTGATATTATGATCTTCCCATCATTCTATCCTCACTATGTGTGTCCTAATCGTAATGATGAAGAAAGGATTACATTTTCTGCTAACTTCCTTGTGACACCTCAAGAACCTACACAAGGTTCTCCCCAAACTCCCTAATCTATGCAATACTAATAATGTTGGAAAAAGAAATCCGCCTATTGAACAAAGTCATCAAGAAAGGCGAAAGTGGTGAAGTCAGATATTCTGACGATGAACTGCACAGACTCAAGCAAAAACGTCGCCAGTTGAAAAACTGGAAACAATCAGCAATCACTTCACAAAACAATGGATTCGGTCAGTATGTACGATGAAGACTTCAACGTCTCTTGGAGAGAGAACGATCAGGTACAACTTCAAGAAGATGAATGGATCTCTTCAGTATTAGGAACTGAAGAAGAAGCAATCTGTGATGTATTATCAGAACTATGATTGGATTAAGAGTTAGGGTTAGACCCAAAAGCAGAGATGCTAAGCAAAAGTTTATCTATGACCTGAAACGATGTGATATAATGTATGTCACTGATCGTAAACGCTTGTGGCATCTATTTAATCCTAACTCTGGTATGAGTCTTTATGTTCACCCTACAGATGATCCTAACTGGGAAATTATTCGATGAAAAAAGATTATGATCGTTGGCGTATTCTCTGGAAGAAGGAGAAGAAACCAGGATTTTTTGCAACCCAAGAAGTTATAGTCTATGGAATGCACAATGTTGAATATGTAATCGACAATCTTGTGCCAGAAAATGTAAATTGGGATGTCCTCCCCGCGTGACAGTCACCGAACTGGAGCAGCACCCTTGACGGGGTGCTTTTTTCATGCAATACTGTATACAGGTCAAACAAAGCAATGCCTCTCACCGCTGAACAAGGATTCAAAACCCGCGAAGAATACTCTACTATTAAAGAGAAGGAAGTTTGTGATGCTCACGGTCTGACACAAGTTGGAGGTTCACGCACTAAAATTGATGGCACTGATGGTGTCAACAATAAGAGCATCAAGAACATGTCAGGATCTTCTACACAGGTTCACCTCACAACACAGAAACATTTCATCAAGATGTTGAACATCAGTGGTGATGCTGCTGAGTTCATTGCACATTTCTGTGGTAGTGTAGGTTATAACTACAACGGCAAAGATCGTCGTACTATCAAACAGATTGATACAGTACAGGTTGATGCTTTCAAAGAGTTCCTTAATACAAACAAGGCAGAGGTTGTCGATCTTATTATTCGCAATGGGTTCGACATCACGTCAGTTGTAATTAAAAATACAAAGACAAATGAAGAGTTGGAGTTGACCTATCAGGAAATTTGTGATAAGATTAAAGATGCTCAATGGGTCTTTCTTCGTGGTGGTATTCACCTGAAAAATGCTGATGGTAAGAGTTACTTCCACTTTCAGCGTGAAGGTAAAAAGAAACTGGGCAATCGCTACAATGTTCTGTGGCACATTCACCGTAACCTGTTTGTATGATTATCAATAAAGATTGCATCGAAGGCATGAAAGAGATGGAAGATAATTCCATCGATTGTATTGTCACATCCCCTCCATATAACAAGAAGGGATTGTTAGGTAAGGTGAAGCAAGGTAATCAGATCTGGGGTAAGTTTCAGATCGATTACAACACTTATGGTGACGATATGCCTGAGGATCAGTATCAGGCATGGATGGTAGAGTTTCTCAACCAATGTCATCGTATTATTAAACCCGATGGTTCTATCTTCTTCAATCACAAACCTAGAAGATTTAAGAATCGGTGCTATTTACCTACTGATTTCATTATACATAGTGATGTTCAGTTATATCAACTGATCATCTGGGATAGGAGAAACTCTCCTAACATTCGTAATGATGTTTTAGTACCTTGTACTGAACACATTTATTGGTTCTGTAAAAAGAAACCAAAAGTGTTTCGTGATGCTGTATCCCCTGAATTTAGGGGTGAAGTATGGGTTATTCCACCCGATCGTCAAAAGCAACACCCAGCACCATTTCCACCACAACTTGTAAAGAATTGCATTGCACTTTCTACTAAGGTTGGTGACACCGTTCTGGATCCCTTTATGGGATCAGGTACAACCGCAACGGTTGCGACAGAATGTAACAGAAAATGGATTGGGTTTGACATTGACGAAAAATATGTTAGTATTACTAATGAAAGAACAAATGCAGGTCTTACCTCTTTGTTCTGAAGCATGTTTATGATGCTTCAAACATACACTCTCACCTGACGCAAGCGTCAGAATTTATATGCAAATTCCAAACCCTGGTGATAACCTCACCATCGGAGATCTCGTCCAACGTTATCTCGATAAAGAAGGAGATAAGGCAAAGAAAGGTTATATTGGTTCATCACTGCTTGTAGAACAAGCGCCTTATGCTCAAGTCATGAATAACATCGTTGATAGTCTGTATCAGCGTATGCTTTCCCATGCAAAGATTAGGTCTTACGGACAATGCAACCTAGGATTAATGGTTGCATCTATTATCTCTCGTCGTCCTCCTGAGTTAGAAGAATACTCAGGAGATTATGTCATCGACGGACAACACAAGGAGGTGATCTATGGTGTCAACTGTGTTGAAACTTCACCTCCAGTTACACAACAAGTCCTTGAACATGACTACGATCACAGTGTTAGCAAGATCGCGAATCTCAAGCGTATCTTGATGGCAGAGGCAGAACTTTTCTGGTCTCTTAACACTCTTCGTAAGAAGTTAACCAAGATTGATGAACTTCGTGCTGAAGTTGTATGTGGTGAAGAAGATGCTCTGCATGTGCAATCTGTCATGCAGGAACTGAATGTTCAGAACGATGGTTTCGGTTCTGTTAAAGACGATGCCTTGGAAGTTACTAACTTCGGTCAGTTCTATTACATCATCACCGCAGACTATAGCAGGAACGTTCTCGGTCTTGAAAAGATCAAGCGAGGATATAAACTTTGGGAAGAAGTTTATGGGTTCAAGGGTAAGGTTCACGGTGTTGCACTTCGTGCCCTATGTTTCATCGATCGCTACATTGAAGAGGGTCTGAGTAATGGTAAGGCGAAGCGATTCCGTGAGTGGATTGTTATTAACCTCGCAGCACAGTTTAGTCAAGAGGCATTAATTAAGGGTTACGGTTCCTTTGATTCTCCTCGTTGGGTACTCTATCGTGTCATTGAGATGTATAACACAATGGAGAAGAATGTGAAAGGCAAAGGTGCTCAAACTCTTGGACCAGTTACCCTCATCGAAGCAGTGGAAAGATCTCAAGAAAATAGATTCAAACACCCTGACGATATCAAATGGGCGATTATTAATCAGGCATAAGTGTAAAGATATAGTATGTGACAGTCGCTGGACTGGTCGGGACCCCTTGACAGGGGTCTTTTTTTATGCAATACTATAAGAGTCAAAGAAACGCATTCGATGCAACTCCGTCCCCACCAGCAACGCGCTTTCGATGCCATGCAGGCAAACGACTGTGGGCAGGTGATCATCCCTACGGGTGGTGGCAAGACTTATATCATGATCGCAGATGCTATGCACCGTGCTGCACAAGGTCAAACCATTGTTGTTGTTGCTCCACGTATCTTGCTCGCTAATCAACTCTGTGAGGAGTTCATGGAGCACATCAGTGGTACTTGGACACATGTCTGTCATGCACATAGTGGAGAGACTCACTACTTCAGCAG